GTTTCCCAGTCACGATCCATTGGGCGACGGATGTTAGTTCCTAAAATTTGATCGTAAACTGTAGAAGTTCCAGCAGGTACTAATACACCTTCGATGCTTGCAGTTGCTCCACCATAAGCTCCACGCGTTGAAGCGTCGTTTAGGTATTTCCAGTCAGTTTTGTAGAAATCGTAAGATCCTCTACGGAAACCGCTAAAACCTAAGTTTAACGCCATGTCTTCAGAATTTTCAAACAATCCAAAAGAACTACCACCTTGGTAAACAGCGCCTGCGCCACCTGGAGAACCAACGGCTGCTAGCATGTCGTCAAAATCTAAAGCAGTTTGACGGTTCAAGAAAAGCATATTTTCTTCAATAGCTCCTTGAGTGTCTAGATTTTTAAGTATTTCATCAAAAGCAGCTAAGCCTGTAGCGGCGGTAAATCCAGTGTTTACATTACCACGATCTTCGATAGCGGCGAATAAACCTTGAGTACCTTTATACCCAGCATTAGCAGCAGATCCAGCACCAGTTCCAGTAGCTAGTTCACCTTCAACAACAGACATTTCTAAGTAATCTTCAAAGCGCAAGCGAGTTTCAGATTCAGCTTTTAAATACCATAAGTATCCAGAAGTTCCGTCTTCAGTAGCAACTTCAACCCAACCGATTTGAGCCATATCAGATCCATTTACAACGTATTTATCTCTAATGATGACTGGTGAGTTAGAAAATTGAGTAAAAGAAGGGGTAATACTTCTTCTTCCGTCAGTATCTGTTAATCCTGTAGAGTTAGTTATAGAAACTCCTTTAGAATACTCAGATCCATATACAAATATTTTAAGACCAGTAGCGGCAACTCCAGACAAATCTGCAGAAGCATAAGGAGCTACAACAACAGTAGCTAAACTACCTGTTTGACTTGAAGCGGTTACAACAGCTTTTGTATCTGAATTATTAGTATCATCTAAAATTACAATAGTATCTCCTTTTGAAATAACATTTTCAACAAAAGTATCGTTAGCTCCACCAACTGTAAAAGTTAAAGTATTTGCTAAATCATTAGAAACATCGTTGTATGCAATGTGTAAACGGTTTTGCTCAGACCAAATTACTTGATCAGATGTCATTGGCATTTCAGCGCCAACCATTCTTAAGAATCCAGATAACGTACGGTTTCCGTAACGCTCTACTTCTTGTTCGTAAATTTCAGGTAAATACTGCTGAGCGAATGTGTCAGTGTCTCCAGCGGCAGTACCATCATTAAACTTTAGCCAGTTGCTATCGTTTAATTGTTGTTTTTGACTTGGTTTAATAGAACCAAAATTAGGACTTAAAGCCATAGTTTTTTAATTTTTTAGTTAAATTTTCTTGTTTTTACTTTTAATTTTGTAGAATCAGCACCGCTAATAGCTTTAACTTTTAAGCCATTAATAAATACGTCACCACCAGAAGGTCTAGCTTTTGTGTCACTTAGGTTTTTAGAAGTATCTACAACCTGTTTAACCGCATCGGCTTTACCTTGCTCGTAGAAATGTGATGCTATTTTGTCTACGTTTTCAGCAGCATACATCGCTTTATGATAACCTTTGTAGTCACTAACAGAACCGTTTTTATCTAGGAACTTCCCGATTAGGTTGTTAATGTCTGATTGTTTATCAGCAATACCATCAGTGTTTTGTAATTTATACCTATATTTCTTTTCACCAACACTAATATCGAAACCTTCGAAATCTTCAGTAAAAAGTTTTTTAGTATTTTCTTGAAACACTTTACGGTTTTGCTCAGCTTGTTCTTGCTGCTTATTATATCGATTGAAAAAGTCCATAGCTTTTTGAGCTTCAGGATTTACGTTTGATTTCAACTTGATATCAGCGTAGTATTTTTCCTTTGTGCTTTCCAAAAAGTTTTTGGCTTTTGCAACTTCTTCTTTAAATGCAAGTTTTTTCTTGCGTATATCTCTATCTTCGTCTAAATCTTCGTCAAATTGAAAATCTTCTAATAACAAATCAATATCTGAACTATCAAGATATGGTTTTTCTTTTTTGTAATACTCTTTTAACAATGTGGTATCGTCTACGCTAGAGTAATCAGCGTTTAGCCTTACGTAGTCTTCTACGCTGCCTCCGGTCTCTTCCATAAAAGAAACTAACTTTTCGATGTTTTCAGGCAATTGCTTACCTAAAACCTTTTCATCTCTTATAGCTTCTTTTAATTCTTTTTCTACTTCAGCTGTTTCTTCAATAATTTCTATTGGAGATTCTACTGCTTCTTCGGTGGTCCGTACTTCTTCAACCACTTTTTTGCTGTTGCCACTGTCTTTGGGCTCTTCGACAATAACATTGCTATCATCTGTCTCTTGTGTTTGAACGGCATCTTCTTTTGGTATTTCAACTTTAATAACATCAGGTATAACTTCTCCTTGAGCCTCTGGCTTTGTTAGGTCTACTTTAGTTATTTCTTCTTTTTTGTTTAGTTTTTTAGGTGTTACTTTCTTTTTCTTAAGCTTAAACTCACCTTCTTGTTTTACTTCTGACATAATATAATATAATTTAAAAAATTGTTTTGCCTACATAAAGGCACCAAGACCTTGGTCTGGTTGATTTTCAAAGTCTATAGGTAAGCCATCGTTTTTTCTTTGGCTTATCATTTCACTTTGTTGGGTCGCTTGTATTTTTGTTCTTTTATCTTTGCGATCTTCTATAAATTGCTCTTTGTTTCTTTCTACTTGAATATCCATTTGCTTGAGCTGCATGTCATACTGGAACTGTCTTTCCATTTCAGCTTGCTTTATTTGAGCTGCAACTTGCATTTTTTGCATCTCCATTTCTTGCTTAGCTTTTTCAATATCAACTTTAGTTGATGCTACAGCCTCTTGTTTTTGAACTTCAGCCATAGCAGTTCTCTCGGCTGTTTGTGCTTGAGCATCTGCTTGAGCTGCTATGTTAGCTTGTTGAGCAGCTTGATCACGTTCCATTTTAACCTTACGCTTAATCTTTAACATTTGATTAGCTAACTTAAGGTTTTTAATTTGACGTATGTCAATAGCATCTTCTAAGTCTATACCTCCAGATTGCAGAGCAACTTGTATGTTTTGCTCTAGTTGAGCTCTTTCTTCTTCATCGGGCTCTAACTCTAAGAAAATACCAAAATCATGTAGGTTCAAGTTTATAACTTCATCTAGTGATTTTATATTATAAGTTGATATAGAATTTTGTAACGATGCTCTAGTCAGTGGAAAGCGCAATGCGTCAGCTATTTTAAGCGATACATTTTCCGCTAGTTTAAGAGTTAAATATAAACTAGACTGAACAATATGTCTAGTCGCTACGTTTGATGCGTTAGCGGCTAGTTTCTGTAAACCTACGAGCGTAGATTTATCAGGTACGCTACCGTCTCTAGCTTCATTCAGCCCTGTCACGTCACGTATCATTTGTAAATAGTATTGATACGTCTGAATAAGACTTTGTATTTTAGCACCACCACTTGAGCTACTAAGTTCTTGAATAGGTACTTTACCGTGGTTTAATTCACCATCTTGTGTTAAAGATCTACCTACAATAGAACCAGTTTGAAAATACATATTTAATGCTTCAGCTGGGTTGTAGTTTGTTCCATTACCTAGATCAACCTCTGCTAAACCGTCCATATCAAGATAAACACCATCTGGCACCATTCTTGATAATACTTGTTGTAGCTTTAAATGAGTTATTTGAATCATATCAGCAAACCCAATACACTTACTAACAATAGATTCTATTCTACCCTTGTACATTCTAGGTGCGCATATAGCATAATTCATAGCAACCTTAGTAGTGTCAGCATATGGTCTTGACATATTTTCAGCTAACTTCCACTTAAGCAGCGTGTCTGTTCCTAAAACTACAGCGCCATTGTAAAGAACCTCTATAGTTCTAGATACTCTTTCAAAGTTGTCGTTTTCTGGTGGGTTAAATGTATCTGGCTTCTCAATAGCTTTCATCAGCCCTTGATCAGTCTGTTTTATTTTAAACACTTGGTTGTGGTATGTTTTATAATCAAAGTACATAACCTGAACAGTGTTTTCATCGTAATCACCCCAACCAGTTATATATGATTTATTACCTGGCATATTTTGTATACGCTCTAGTTCTTTTTCAGATATATTAGGAAACTCTTTTTTAAGTTCTGCTATTGTTATCGATTTAACTTCACCAACATAGTATATATCTTCAAAGTTAGGATCTTCTGTATAAGAATAAACCATATAAGAAGGGTCAACATAATCAACCTTAACGCCTTCAGCTATGTTAAAGCTAGTTTTCGCAGCTGCAACACCTAACACGGTTAAATCCATGTTAAGTCTACGCCTAACTAAGTCGTATTTGTTTTGTGCAAATACAGTGTTAATACTTTCTTCTTCAGCTATTTCAATTGACTGCTTGTAGCTTAATTGCATTTTAAGCTCTAGCTCTTCTTTTGATTCAGGTATAACATCAATGCTAGACGATCGTGACTGGGAAAC